GGATCAACAGGCACAAATGGTCAAGTTCTTCAATCCAATGGTTCAGGCGCACCCACATGGGTAACCCCATCAAGTTACGCCACCGTCACTGATGACACAACCACCGCGGCCACCCGCTATCCGCTGTTTGCAGATCAAACCACAGGCAACTTGACCACTGAGTTTGTCAGTTCTACCAAACTGCAATTCAATCCCTCCACAGGCGTTTTCACATCCACATCATTCAGTGGTGCGGGTACAGGCTTGACAGGCACAGCGTCTGGGTTGTCGATTGGTGGCAATGCAGCAACCGCGACCACGGCAACATCAGCTACCACAGCGACCAACATTGCTGGCGGCACAGCTAATCAAATTCCTTACCAAACAGGTGCAGGCGCGACTTCATTTATCACTGCGCCCACAGTTTCTAGCACAGCTTTGACATGGAATGGGTCAGCGTTTACTTGGGCGGCTGGTGGCAGTGCTGTCACCATATCTGACGATACAACAACAAATGCCACACGGTATCCATTGTTTGCAGATGCCACAACAGGCACGGTAAGCACAGAATATGTGTCTTCCACCAAGCTGCAATACAACCCAAGTAAAGGTGAATTAACAGCGCCAACACAAATCAGCAGCAACGGAATTTTTGTGAATTCACAAACAATCTCTACCAATTACACAATTGCCGCTGGTCAAAATGGAATGAGTGCTGGCGCTGTAAATGTTGCAACAGGGGTGACTGTCACTGTTTCAACTGGTTCAGCTTGGACTGTGGTTTAAGGATAAAGAATGTCACAAGTAGCCATATCAGGAAATGCAAGTGGAACAGGAACAATTACTGTTCAATCTCCCAACACAAATACAAATTACACCCAAACATTGTCCACACAAACTGGAACAATTCCAGTTGTCACTTCATCCACTGCACTGATCACAGGCGCACCAATCTATGAAAACACCAAAACAGTGACTGTTTCATACTCTGTCACTTCAGGTTCTTGCGCTATGTCTGTTGGTGCAATTACGCTAAATGCTGGTGTATCAGTAACTTTGCCAAGCGGTAGTCGCTGGGTTATTCTGTAAAGGGTTGAAATGGCTTCACTTGTTTTAACAGGAGACACATCAGGACAGGTAACGATTGCCGCCCCTGCTGTTGCGGGGACAAACACGCTGACACTTCAAGCCGCCACTGCGACAAATGCTGTCAATACATTGGCAACAGCGGTTGCATCTACATCAGGAACTTCAATTGACTTCACAAATTTACCTAGTTGGATAAAGAAAATTACTGTGATGTGTATTGGTGTTTCACAAAATTCCGCAGGACAAACTCTTATCTTGCAAATTGGTGCGGGTAGTGTCACTACATCTGGATACTCATCATCAAATGCTTTTATTGCCCCAAGTACAGATTCAGGCGGTGTTACAACAGGATTTCCAATAAATCGAAGTAGTGGTGCTACAGCGGCATTTCATGGCATTGCCACAATTTGTTCATTTGGTTCTAATTCATGGGTATTTTCTTCTACGATGGCAGATACACCACAAACTCAAGTGCATTTTGGGGCGGGTTCAATTGCACTAGGTGGAACTCTTGATAGAGTTAGATTGACAACAATCGGTGGAACAGCAACCTTTGACGCTGGCTCAATCAACATTCTGTACGAAGGCTAACCATGTCAATACTTGTTTTAACTTCTGACACACTGATTGGTACGCCAGCTACAGGTAACCTTGAATATAACGGTCAATTCTTTGGCACTGACAGCGCAGGGTCTAGGGCGCAGTTGCAGAGGATTGTGAGGGCAACTGCTGTTGCATCTACCAGCGGAACATCTATTGATTTTAATAATATTCCTGCGTGGGTTGAAAAAATCACGGTAATGTTTAGTGGTGTCAGTACAAATGGAAGTTCGCAATATCAAGTTCAATTAGGAGATTCTGGCGGTATAGAAAATACTGGATACACTTCTTTGTGTACAGCTTTAGCCGCGCCAAGCACTGTGGCAGTACAAACATTAGCATCAGGAATACCAATTTTATTTACCACTTTTATTGGGTCAACAACAGTATTTACTGCCGTTTTAAATATATATTTGCTTGATTCAGCAACAAATTTGTGGGTGTTTAATGCAAGCGCCGCTAGAACAGATGCAAACGGATCGTGTATAACTACTGGAAATAAAGCATTGTCAGCTACTCTTGATAGAGTTCGAATCACTACCGTCAATGGAACTGATGCATATGATGCAGGGTCTGTAAATATCATATATGAGGGCTAAATCATGGCATTAACTTTGGATGGTTCAGCAAGCGTCACGATCAACAATGGTGCGGTACTGGGGATTACTTCTGGCACTGCTATTGCCTCTACATCTGGTACAAGCATTGACTTTACTTCTATCCCGTCATGGGTGAAGCGCATTACTGTGATGTTGAGTGGGGTAAGTACGAGTGGGACTAGTCAATATCAAGTACAACTTGGAAACGGTTCTGTTGTAACTTCTGGTTATTTATCTGGCAATACAACTCTTAACTCAGCAGGTAGCAATTTAGTTACTGCAACATCTGGAATAATTGTTTTTCAACCATCAGCATCAGCAGATACTTGCGTAGGTTCTTTGGTCTTAAATTTAATTTCATCTAATACATGGATTGGAACAGGAGTTGCATACCGAACCAATACGGGAGCAACACAGCACATGGCTGGTTCACTTGCTCTTGGCGGCACACTTGATCGAGTACGCATTACCACCGTAAACGGCACAGACACTTTTGATGCTGGAACAGTAAACATTCTTTATGAAGGCTAAACCATGACACACAGAATCGTAGTAAATGTCCAAACAGGTGAAATCACACAAGTTGAGTACACACCAGAAGAACAAGCGGCACATGATGCGGCAGTAGCGGCACAACAGGCAGAAGCTGAAGCGCAAGCATTGGCAGAGGCACAAGCATTGGCTGAAGCGGCACAACCTACGCCAGAGCAGGGAACAACCAATGGTAGCTAAACTTGATGGCACAAACGGACTGATTCAACAGTACGACTATCAAGCCCCATCAACGGGGTTCTCCTATACTTTTGCCGCTGGTGTGCAAGTATTGGTGATGCAACCCGCTGGAACATTGGCAACAGGCACAATCACAATGCCAGCATCCCCTGCGGATGGCATGACCATTACATTTAGTTCAACACAGACCATTACAGCATTGACTGTTCAAGGCAATACAGGTCAGAGCATTACTGGTCAACCAACTACTTTTGGTGCTGGTTCTGCCGCTACATTTGTTTATCGTTTGTCAAATACAACTTGGTATCCAAACACTGCTAATGCAAATGGAACGCTGACAAACGCAACACTTGTAACCCCAAACATCAATTCAGCACAAGTTCCAACAATTTCAGGCACTGCGCCTTTGTATATGTGCAGAGCATGGGTGAACTTCAATGGAACTGGAACTGTTGCAATTAGGGCAAGTGGCAATGTAACAAGCATTACAGATAACGGCACTGGCGATTACACAGTGAACTTCACAACTGCCATGCCTGATGCAAATTATGCGGTTTCTATGTCAATTTTTCCTACATCTGCTGCGGGTGAAAGACCTGAATTAACAACATTGTTGGCGGCATCTGTTCGTGTAGTTAATGATGATGGTGCAAACAATAAATCAGATACATCAACTTTTACTGTTGGAATTTTTAGATAAGGCGACACAATGACAACTCTAATTAGTGGTACATCTGGAGTTACATTCCCCGCAGGAGGCGTAGGTAATCCTGCTGGTGCTGTTGTTGGCACTTCTGACACACAGACACTGACAAACAAGACACTGACAAGCCCAACGCTAACAACACCAAACATTGATTCAGCACAATTTGCTACTGTTTCAGGTACAGCACCAATTTATCCTTGTCGTGCTTGGGTAAACTTTAATGGAACGGGCACTGTGGCAATTCGTGCGAGTGGTAATGTCACTTCAATTACTGACAATGGAACAGGGGATTACACAGTCAACTTCACAACTGCAATGAGTGATGCGAATTATGCTTGGGCAGGTTCTTCTCAAAGCACAGCAACGGCAACTGTAAGGGGTATTTTTACAAATACAAGTACAACTCCTACTGTCTCTGCTCTTAGAGTACAAAATGCAAACTTTGTTAGTGCTGAAGACCCTATTTATGCTTCAGTAGTTGTTTTCAGATAAGGAGAAACCATGAACTCAAGAATCATTTATTCAACAGACGATGGCGGCGTTGCTGTCATCATTCCAGCCGCTGAATGCGGTTTAACCATTGAGGAAATTGCCGCCAAGGATGTTCCCGCTGGCAAGCCTTACAAGATTGTGGATGTCGCTGACATTCCCTCCGACCGCACATTCAGATCAGCATGGGAGTATTCAGAATGATTACCATTAACATTGACAAAGCCAAGACTATTGCCCATGATGCTAGACGCACAGCACGATCTGCTGAATTTGCGCCTTTGGACATTAAGGCAACCATTCCATCTGAAGCATCAGCGGCAGAGGCTGCAAGACAAGCTGTGCGTGACAAGTATGCCACCATGCAGATTGCCATTGATGCAGCAAGTACCACTGACGAAATAAAGGCGGCAATGCCATGACAACATTTGCATGGAAAATCTTAGAAGTCTCCGCAGATGGTGACCTGATCACCCATGCCAAATATCATGTGACCGCAGAAGCTGACACAGGCGAAAAAGTGGAAACTGAGGGTAATTGGTGGTTCAGCGACAAAATTCTGAAAAAGCCCTTTGGCGAAGTGACCGAATCAGATGTGGCATCATGGGTTGAAAATGAGACTACACAAAACGGAATAAACCTTATAAAATCACGATTAGAGGAACAACTAGCGTCCCTGACAGGGAATGGAGTTGTTGTTGCCCCTTGGTTACCACAGAAATTTGTGCCAAAGGTGTAATAAATGACGACTCCTTACGACATTATCAGCAGGGCGCTTAAAGATATTGGCGCATTAGCGTCTGGCGAATCGCCATCAGCAGATGATGCACAGGATGCGTTTGATATGCTGAACGATATGTGCGCCCAGTGGTCAAACGAAAACATGATGGTTTTCTACAAAACCGAAATCATTTTTCAGACTGTTCAAAATACCGTGCAATACACCCTTGGCCCATCTGGGTCGGTCGGTGCATCCTTTACAGGTTCAATTTCTGGCACAACCCTGACAGTTCCTGTGGATGGCGTAATTAATGGCGCTATCACAATGGGCATGACCATCACTGGCACAGGCATCGCCGCAGGCACAACCATTGTGGGCTTTGGCACTGGCGCTGGCGGTAACGTTAATGAGGGCGGCACATACACTGTCAGCATCTCCCAGACCGTGGCAAGTACCGCAATCACTGCTTACTATGAACGCCCTCTAACCATTGAATCAGCGTTTGTTCGCGTGGCAACACAGCAAGGCGGGTCAAGTGTGGCTGGTGGCTATTTGGATTACCCTGTGGCAATCCTGAGTTTGGAAGAATACGAATCCTTGGGCATCAAGCAATTGAATGGCCCATGGGCAAAAATGATTTACTACCAGCCCAGCGAGACTTTGGGAACGTTGTATGTATTCCCTAACCCGTCATCTGGTGAACTTCACTTGTTTGCCAGCACGATTTTCCGCACGTTTGGGTCGCTATATGATGCAATCACTTTGCCGCAAGGCTACAACATGGCGTTGCGGTGGTGCTTGGCTGAACGCCTGATGCCTATGTTTGGCAAGGCTTCTGCGACTCAAATTCAAATGATTAACGCCTTTGCTGGTCAAGCAAAAGCCACAATCAAGCGCACCAATATGCGCCCAGCACAGGTGGCACGTTATCCTGATGCCTTGATGATGGGCAAAGCAAAAGATGCTGGCTTTATCATGGACGGGGGTTTTAGATAATGGCAGATTTTGGCTTTGTTGGCCCATCTTACGAAGCGCCCAGCATTTACCAAGATGCCCAAGAGTGCATCAACTTTGTGCCTGAAATTGACCCATTGAAGCAGCAAGGTGAACGTGGGGTGGTGGCGCTGTACCCAACGCCGGGGCTAACTGCATTGGTCTTGTTTGAAAACCAGCAAGAAGTCAGGGGAATGCGTACCCTATCAGGTGGCGATATTTTGGTGGCGGTCTGTGGCCCGTATGTCTATGCTTTGACTTCTACCTACACCACCACAATGGTGGGTCAATTAAACACTACCACGGGCATTGTGGGCATCACTGATAACGGTGTGAACGTTTACATTGTGGACGGTCAGAACCGATATACATGGCGTATTTCTAGCCCATCTGCTGCGGTTTTCACTGGTTCAATCAGCGGCACGACCCTAACAGTCACTGAAATCACAAATGGAACAATTGCCATTAATCAGGCATTATTTGGCGTAAACGTAACGCAAGCAACTGTGATCACTGCTTTGGGTACTGGAACTGGCGGGGTTGGTACTTACACTGTTAATCAAAGCCAATCTGTGGCATCAACACAGATGAACAGCGCCACAGTGGGCGCGGTCGTTACTGGGGATATTTCAGGGACAACCCTAACAGTGTCTGCGGTAACCAGCGGCACTTTGGTGGTGGGTCAAACCATTCAAGGGTCAACAGTCACCGCGCAAACCATCATTACGGCGCTTGGAACAGGCACAGGCGGCATTGGAACATACACGGTCAACAATTCCCAAACAGTGACTTCAAGAACGCTGTATGGCTTGAATTGGTCGGTTTTGCCTAGCACTGACGGGGCATTTACCAGCGCCAGCGCGGTAGATATTGTGGACAATTATTTTGTCTATAACCGCCCAGATACTCAGCAGTTTGGTGCATCTGCGGCTTTGTCGCCCATTTCAGCGGCATTAAGTTTTGCTAGCAAAGATGGCGCACCAGATGATTTGGTTTCATTGATTGTTGATCACCGTGAAGTTTATTTGTTGGGCGAGGTGTCTAGCGAGGTTTGGATTGATGCGGGTACAAGCCCTTTTCCATTCCAACGAATCCCCGGCACATCGACCCAGCACGGCATTGCAGCCAAATTCAGCGTGGCGCGGCTTGGCAATTCGTTTGCATATTTAAGCCGAAACATCAGGGGTCAAGCCCAAATTGTGCAAATGAATGGCTATGTACCCACAAGGATTTCCACCCATGCGGTTGAAAATTCTTTGACAAACCAAGTGGTTAGCAATGCTGTTGCATGGACTTACCAGCTTGAAGGCCACGAAGTTTACGTTATCAGTTTCCCATCAATTAACTTAACTTGGTGTTATGACGTTGCATCAGGAATGTGGCACAAGTGGTTATACACAAACAACTTAGGTCAATATGAACGGGCGCGGGGCAATTGCTGCGTTCAGTTCCAAGGTTTGGTGATGGTTGGGGATTATTCCAACGGCAAGATATACAAACTTGACCCGCTGAATTACACCGATGATGGTCAGCACGTTAGGCGTTTGCGCCGTGCGCCGCATTTGGTGGCAGACTTCCAGCGGGAATATTTTGATGAATTGCAGATTCAGTTCCAGCCCGGCGTGGGTCTATCCACAGGACAAGGGGAAAACCCGCAAGCCATGCTGCGCTGGTCAGACAACGGCGGTTCTACTTGGTCAAACGAACACTGGACTACGATTGGCCTGATTGGTAAGTATGCAAACCGTGCCATCTGGCGGCGATTGGGTACAGCGCGGGATCGTGTGTTTGAAGTTTCAATTTCTGACCCTGTTAAGGCGGTCATCATTTCTGCTAACCTGAAATCTAGCGTAGGGGAAAACTGAT